GCGTCCACCTGTGCTTTGCTTAGGATTGTGCCCTTGTAAGTCTCGACGCCGTCTATGACCTCCATGCGGAGGCCGGGGCTTCCGTCATCTTTAACGGCTTCGATGGCCTTGAAGATTGCCAGCGACCTTTTCTCGTCCACCTTCTTACGCTCTGCGGCTGTCAGGAACACGGGCTTGCCGCCCATCATTCTGATCTCGCCCTTATCGTCGAGCGCGAACATCCCAGAGTTCTTCCAGCGAGCCAGCATCTCAGGAGTGGTGCTGGCCTTGGCTAAGTCACGCGCATTGACAACCTCTGTAATTGGAGACTCATCGAAGTCCACACTCATGCGGGTGGTGATCTTGTCCTTCGCACGGAGGTAGGCTGACAGCTTCTCGCGCACGTCGTTGGACATCGAGAGCGGCTTGCCCGTCTCAGGATCCTTGAAGATGCCGCTGGTGACCACCTCGCCGCCGCCATCGAACACAATGCCAAGTGACTCAAGCCCCACCCTGGTGCGGCCCAGCACTCCAAGTGCAGCGCGTCCAAGAGCGGTGGATGGATAGCGGGAAGCCTTGCCAATATCGCCACCCGATAAGCGACCCAGCATCCCGGCGTGTTCAGCGGCCATCTCGTCCGCGATGTAGGCCACACGCTTTGTCATGGGTTGACCCATGTGTGCAGTCATCTCGGCCTCGCTCAAGGGGCTCCTCGAAAGATACTGATCCTCCAGCTTCAGGAACTGAGCCTCGTTGTATTTGCCGGGAACGGTCTGCTTGCCCGATGCGTCGTATGACCCGAAGTAGAAAGCCTTGAGTTCTGCGCGTGTCTGATCGAGTGCGGCACCGGCATCGGTCTGCTTACCAGCCTTCTCCTCGGGAGCGAGCTTGTCGAAGCCGTGCGTGGTCTCATGCCAGAGCGTGTAGGCTGGGTCTCTGGCTACGTCGAGGTTGATGAACAGCACCGGCTTTTGGGTAGTTTCCGTGACGCCTTGCATCCCCTTCGCTACCAGCGGATCAAACCCGGCATCAATCATGCCCTGAGTGTCGAGGAAGCGCACGTCCATGTCCTCGCCAGTCAGACGGTTCGCGCCCTTCGCAGCAGCCTCGCCACGGGCTAGTTCAGCCAGTTGGGCCACACTGAGCCTTTCGGCCAGCACGGTGCGCTCTGGGAGGCTCCTGGAGGCCAAGAATGACACGGCCAGGTCTTGATCCTTCGCCAGCGAGGCGGGGGATTCCGACACACGCACCCACTTGCCGTCAGCGTCGGGCTTGTGGAAGGCGACTCGACCCGCCTGATCAATGCCGATGGACTGGAGGCGACCCATCGGGCCACCGACGATGCCAGCACCGATGCCGGAGCCGAGGCCGGACACTTCTGGGTCGTTGTTGACTGCGTAGCCTAGCCCGCCACCGATGACCAAGCCATTGACCGCAGCGTCGGCAAGCTGTGCGGACTGCGACAGGAGGAAGTTGACTGCGGGGGTGTCGAGCCGTTTGGCGATGGCAGACACCTTCTCGCCGGCAACGCCTGATTTAGCCGCCACGTCGAGACCTTCGCGTGAGGCAAGGGCTGCGACTTGTGCGGCTTCGCCTGCGGTTACGAGAGCCTTTGGTGCGGTCTTGAGGATGCTGGGGAGAGCCGTTCGCGCACCAGCACCGATAAACGCACCCGTCAGCGGGTTCTCGTCGTTGCTGGCGGCACCGATGGCAGCACTGCCTACCGTTGCCCAGTTGGGATTCGCTTTCTCCCACGCCACAAGACTGTCTGCTACAGATTGCAGACCGCGCCCGGTCTTCTCGGCACCCTTGCCAGCCAACTCCGTCGCTTTCGCAACTGGTTCGTTCCAGTTGATAGGCGCGGGGCCGTCTCTGATGGGGGGCACGACCTTTGCCGTCGTCTCGGCGACTTCAGCACTCACCTTCTCGGCAGCTTGGAGTGCCTTCTCGCCGGCCACCGCAGCCTTCTCGCCGGCCACCGCGACCTTCGTGCCCTTACCGGCAGCCATCAATGCCTTGCCCGAGCCGCCGCCGACGAGGTTGGTCGGGTCCAGCACCATTGAAAGCGAGTTAGCTACCTCCTGATCGATGCTCTCGTCCATCGTCGCAGCGTGTTCAGGCGCACCGATGGCGCGGAAGAAGTCGCCCACCCGTGACCGACTGCGCTTCACTTGCTCAACGCTGCGCTCGGCCACTTCGCGGTAGTTCGCGTATTGCCGGTCAAGGTCTTGCTCCTCGCTCATGCCGGTGACAACGGCGTAGTTCTTACTCGCTACGGTTTTAACGATGTCAGCCCAGCCCTCGCCAGCGGCAAGCATGGCTTCCGGCAGGTTGCCAGAAGCGCCGGTGAAGCCCTTGGCCCTCACCACCTCGGGTATCTTGGCAAAGCCATTCCACAGTCCCTTAGCTGCCTGCACTGCGCCCTGTAGGATGTCCGTGTCGGTAGTCTTCTTGCGGTATCGCCACCCAGCCTTCGTGAGAATGTCGTCCTCACCGTAGATGGGCGCACCATCCGGCGTGACCTCACCACCGATGACGAACTTGCTCTCGGTATCGCTATCAAAATCACCCTTGATGGGGTCTTTGCTGATGACGAATGGCATGGCTTGATTGTTGGATCAGGGAGTCTTCTTGACCTCGAAATACTGGTTTCCGACCTTTAGCTTCTTAACGTCCGCATTCGGGTTCGCCGCTAGGTATGCGTCGCCAGCCTCCTTGCTGGGTGCATAGAGGACTCCATTCTCGACTCTGGTGCTGCCGCCGCCGCCACCCGCGCCCTTCAAGGCCCGACCAGCCGAGACCTTCATGCTGTTCGTAGCCTCAAGACGCATCGCAGCCTTCTGCGCGATTACCTCCGGCTTGTCTCCTACCTGCGGGAAGTAGGTCGCAATTTCTTGTGCCATCTCATCCTTGCCGATTGCGGCACCCGACTCCTTCCGCAGCTTCGCCCGAACCCAAGCCTGAGAAGCCTGCACAAACTTCTGCGTCTCAGGAGACTGAACGGATCGACTCGATGCGCCCCCAACAATAGGGATGCTGCCAAGGACGCCTGAACCAGCGCCCGGTTGAGAACCGGCAGGAAGCCCGTTGAGGATGGATTCTGAGGCTTCCATCAATTTGTAGAAGCCCGCCGCATTGGCCTCGCCCTCGGTGAGCTTTGGATCGACTGGCTCCTTCGGGTCACGTCCGGCTTCCGCCAGCGCTTTGATTGTGGCGAGCTTCTCGTCCTTAATCATTTTGAAGGCCGCTGCGTAGTCAGGCAAGCCGTCTGGCTGAAGGGGGAACTTACCGTGACGGATGACCTTTTTGAACTCCACAAGCGTCAAGCGTTCCGAATCATCTTCCGGCAGCGGGATTGCGGTTTTGAAAAGCGACTTGATGGCCTTACCAACAACCTCATTATCCTTGGCCTGAAGGTTGATTTCATCGGACTCGCGCTTCTGCTGCTCCTGTTTTGTTTTGAAGGTGGCTTCGCTTAATCTGTTAGTCCCCTCCGCCGACATAATTTCAAACATTTCGGAACTCTTGGCTTCGCCCTTCATCTTGCCAGCGAATGCCGACCGACTTAGCTCCACATCCTTCACAAGTGCCTCCGTCCCCTTGCGGTCAAAGATTCTGATGCCGTCCTTCTCGGCGAACACGGGGTCCACGCCGAACTTATCTTTGGCAAACATCGCGAACTTGCTGTCCTGATAGGAGATGCCAGCGGGAGCTTCCCCGAACATGGCCGTGTAGTCGGTGGCCGTGCCTCGTTGATCCATCTCGGCCTCGATCTGCTTGCGGGCGTCGAACCTGTCGTAGAACTGGCGCACCATCGGCACCGCCTTCTCGTAGGCGGCGGGGGACAGGTCGCTCATCCGCGTCTTGGCAATGCCCATCAACTGACTCGCGTAGCCGGGGTGGGTCTTGTCAAGGGCCGCGGCGTCCTTTTTTGCGTAATCCAAGAAGTTCTTCACCTCGGCGTCCACCTCCATGTCCTTGATGATGTCGTTGGCCTTGAGCCTGTTCATCTGGGTGATCAACTCGCGATCCTCTCGGGTCCGGTTGTTTTGCTGATAGTTTTCAAGGATGCGTAGCCCAGCTAGGTGGTCTTGTTCTGACATAAAGTGTGCTAGTTGTTTTGGTTACTCGCCCCTGAAGCCCTTTCCTAATCCAGACTTGAAACCAGACCCTCCCGGCAACATTCCTCCGAACCCGCCCAAAGCCCCACCTGTAACAGCGCCTCCAAAGGAACTAACCGCACTGTTGAAAACTTTGTTGAAGGGGTCATTGTTTTGCTTGTCTTTGAAGGCTGCAAATTCCTGTTGCCACTTGTTCTGTTCAAATTGAGCGCCTATCGCGCCAGCGTTAGCATTCAATCCCATGCCCTGCTGGATGCCCATAGGGTTCCACGCAGAGGCTCCCTGCTGCGCTCCGCTGATCTGCCCAAACTGTGCCACCGGAGTCGTGCCAGAGAGGAATGCCGAGGCATTGGCGAGCCGCTGCTGACGCATACGGAACCCGGCGTCGCCCACCGACATGGCTTCTGCTGCTGCGGGTGCGCCTCCAAAGATGTTGCCCCGCGCAGCCTGTGCCCCACGCTCGGCTTGCGTGACCTGATCCTCCTGCTCTTTGGTCAAGTTGGTGCCGAAGCCCTCTCCGGCGATACTCTCGCCCATTTTCTTCCGCAGCGCGTAGCCAGTGGGGTCAGCCGCCTCAAGCTCCTTGCTTCGTTGTTCAACATAGCCCAGACCATACTTCTGCTGGCTTTCCAACTGAGACTTCGCCAGCGCGTCTGCCGCCTCGGTCATAAAGCCGATCTGACCTCGCATCTGGTCCGCATCGCCAGCGCCGGTGAAGTCCGCCTCCTTCGTCTCGCCAGTGCGCGGGTCTTTGTATGAGATCTTGGTTCCCATCTTAGCAGCGGCCTCGATCTGCTTCTGTAGTGGGAGCAGTTCAACCCCGGTGAGGACACCCTCACGGTTGGCCGCTGCGTAGTTCGGTGGTTCTGGTGCGCTACCTTTGCCCATAATTAAATCTCCTGTGGAGTGTGTTGATGTTGTAGATGCTGCCCCTGCCGCAGTGCTTGTCTCTAGCCCAACAGATCTTCTCGCAAGCCTTCATGCCCGCATCCATCGCCATGTGGTAGAGATGGCGCATGATGCCCGCCGTCTTGCCCGTGCAGAGCGCGACGAATGCCAGCTTGCCGCCCGTGTCCCTGTAGTCGTGTTGGGTAACGTCTTCCTCCACGTCAACGAAGCGATACATCGCAACCCCGACCACCCTGCCGCCCTCGGTGATGCCTTGGAATCGGTCGTGGTCGATGAACCACTGCACCCACGCCAGCAGAAGTTGACGCGGCCAGCGGCGGCATCCCTTCCAGTGGCGGCGAACGAACGCAGCCACCCGCACCGTGGTTTTAGGATAGTCACTCACTCCATCACCTCCAGCGTCTCGACGAATGCGGAAGCGACTATGCCGCGAATCTGGAGAACCTTGGACTGCTCGGCCTCGCCTACGGTAAGGCCCGCCGCCTGCGTGATTACGACCTGCATCTCTCGCGCCGGGTTCACGTCATCCAGTGCGCTCAGTGTGGTCAAGCCAGAGCCGAGCAGGGAGATGCGCTTGCGGGTGATCGCGCCTTTGGGCAGGACGAATGGGAGAACCACCGGGAGCAGAACCGTATTGCCGCCGCCCGTGTTGAGGTTCGCCGCGACCAACGTCTCGTCGGAGTTGTCGAGGATGACGCTCACATCGACTCGCAAGTTGCTGCCGCGATCAAACTCAAGCTCGATGTAGTCCGGCGTCTTGGGATTGAGCGGCTCGCCAAACGTCAGCGCACGGGAGATGAGCTTGATCGTGGGGGAGACGCGAGGCGCGTAGGTGAGCGTGCCAGTCACGGGAGCCAAAGGCGTGCCTGTGAAGTTTGCGTAATTAACGGTGGCAGTGAACGAGCCGCTTGCGTAGTAGGTGTTGGGAAGTGCGGAGAAAAACGTCTCGTTGGCACCCAGCGTGAATGTGTAATTTTCGCCCACCACAAGGCCCGAGAAGCTGAATGCTCCAAGCGCACCGTAGGTTCCGACTGCTATTGAAGTCGGAGCAGGAATGTCCTGATGGTCTGTCGGCACAAGGTTCGACTCCTTGATGTAGTCCCGATACTCGCTGATGGTGGTGGCCGAAACCACCAGCAGCTTGCTCTCGCCGAACGACACGTTGACGAGATCAATCGGCAGCACCCCGGTCCACATCGACCACCCGCCAGAGGCCGTGTCGAACACTACGATGTGGCTGGGAGCTAGTGCCCCGTCCAAGGGCAGAGCGAGGATGTATTTGCGGTCCCGATAGACTGCCGTCGCCGTGTGTGCGTAGTCCCAGTTGATGCGCCCGATCACGTCGTTGATCGGCTCCGAGATCGGCGGCTGGATTGCCGTCATGCCGTCCGCGAGTGTGCGCTGTAACGTCCGCACGCCGTCGCGGGACAGGAAGAAAGTGTCGTTGCCAATCTGAACCACCGTGCGAGCCGACACGCAACCGATGTCGCGAGACAGTTGGCGTATGGTGAAGGCGGACGAGAGCGTCGGTGTGGAGGTGGTCGAGAAGGGCGCTGTTCCGATGGCGTAGCAAGACCGTTCCTTGAAGACGTAGAGCAGGAAGTCCGTGCCGGCAGCAAGTGCGGTAATGTCGTCGTAGTCTTGACCCACATCGAAGCTGACGGCTCCGTTGAACACCGTTGGCGTGCTAGGAAGGAAGCCTGACGTGTAGATCGAGGAGTTGGTCGCCACCGAAGTCGTTGCATTGGCTACCGAGAACAGGCGGAAGTTCTGCGCCACCATCAGTCGGTGAGCGTAAAGGCTCTCGGTGGACAGTGAGAACACGGGCAACACGGGCGGGCCGACTGCCATGCTAATCTGCACCAACTTCTCGGTATTGCCACCTGTGCTGACGAACATCTTGTCAGCGATCTGGGCGAACGAGGCGCGGTTTGTCGTGTTGCCGTTGTTCAATGTGAAGTTGTCGTAACTGCTCCCGACAGTGGCGTAGGTGGAGTCGAGGACGTAGATGATGCCGCCTCTAACCACCACCAGATACTCAGCCAACGAATCAAAGAAGGCCGCACCTTGCACCGTGCCGCTACCGGGCAGTGCCGCAACGTAGTGGAAGCCCCGGCGCGACTTGCACACACCCGTGCTGCCAGTGGAGACGTTCTGGAGTAAGGCACACTCGGACTCGCCCAGCAGGTTCGCCCGTGCGTTGCTGCGCTGTTGAGCAAACACAGCCTGCCTGTCCAGCACAGGCATATCGTCAATCGCGTCGTTGAAGAGGACGGGCATAGGTTAGAAACCAAGCTCAGACCTGGAGTCGCTCGCACCCCACGGGATTATGACGGTCTCGGAGGCGAACTGGTTCTTGTGCGCCTCACGCATCTGGGTGAGCAGGACGCCGGCCTCGTTCATTTTGAGTTGCGCCTTCCCATACTGCCGGTGGCGCTCCAGCATATCTGCCTCGCACATCGCCAGCAGCGTGTTCTCGATGCCGTTGATGGTCGGCGTGTCCGAGTCAGCGGGTTCCGCCCACTTCAGCTTGCCAAGGACATACACCGTGCCGTCCGTGTCAGGCGAAGGGACGAGGCGGATGCGAGCGGGAGTGGCCGTCCCGGTGTTGACGCGAGGGAGGTGGATGAACCGAGTGGGCCGCGCACGATGGCTGGCGTCGTTGGTCAGGATGTTCGGATCGATCTGGAAGAACGTCCACCAGTCGGAGGGGACAAGCTCGATGCCGTCCGTCTCGGCGGTCACGATGAAGCGCACCGAGATGGGGATCTCCAGCCGGGGCGCAGTGGAGCCTGACACGCTCTGGTTGGGCGCGTAGTAAACATCGGGGTCTTGGTCTAGCGTAACGTCCGGCGAGCCCGCCACGACCGCCTTGGACACCGTAGCGAGCGACTCGGCCCACAGCGCGGAGTCGTAGATCATCTGGTAGCGACGCTTGAGCAGGCTCTTCGCCACCGAGAGTGTGTCCGAGTCGGTGCGACCCATCTTGGTGCAGACCAGTGTTGCGATGTCAGAGATGGTCATTAGGTTATACCTCTAATATCACTAAGCTCCACGGTAAATTGTTAAACGTGGCGTTAGCGGATGTTTGTATATTGCACGTCGTTTGCGTTGTGCTACTGAAGTTAGCGGTGTAACTACTTTGACCACTCGACACAATAGGGATGTAGTTTGCGCTTCCAAGAGCCGGGAATGTGACGGTGTAGTTACCTGTGGTTGGGTTTGTCACGCTTGTGACATTCAGGGCCGTCCCAATGATGTTCCCGCTTGCGTCACACCGCACAGCCACCTTGATATACTGCGCCGGCAATGATGCCGACTTGAGCTTGTTGCTGTCGCTCACGTCCTTGATCAACATCTTGTCGCCAGATGCGGGGGTGCCGACATCGGTCAGGTCCACCACCGGCTCTCCTTTGAGGGTGCCTGAGATCGTGCAGTTCAGCACCACCGGGTCAGCGGCGGCGTTGCCGAGGTTCGCACCCCCGTTGAAGTTAGGAGCCACATCAAACGTGGCCGCGCCCGTGAACGCTGCCGTGGATGCGAACGTCGCTGCTCCCGTGTGTGCGCTGGTGCCACCCACCGACAACGAGCCAGCCGTTGCAAGACCAGTGCTGGTCAGCGTGCCCACGGTGGCTAGGCCAGAGGTGGTCAGCGTGGTGGACGCCAGCGTCGTCGCCGTCACCGCTGCGGGTGTGGTGCCACCGATGATGGGCGACACCTTGAGCAAGTTGGCGAGGGTCACCTTCCTCAGCGTAGCACCTGACGTGACTAGAAACGTGTCGCTGGTCGCAAGCACCGGCCTGTCAGTCTGCGCGTCGATTGCGTCCGCCTGAAGCGTCGCATTATCGACGAGGTTGTTCAGGTTCGTGTCTGTGACGGTCCCGCCGGAAGTGTAGGTCGTGCCTTTTAGAATCTGTGCCATAAATTATTTGACGTTGACCTTCATCGGGTTTGCACCTCGCGCTTGCCGAGGGCGTCTAGGATCTCAAGCATCTTCGCTTCAGGGACGAGGTAGCCCTCCTTCGGGCTGGGTTGGTGCAGCTTGAGATACACGATCTCTTTGTCCGCCGGGATTACGACCAAGCGCACGCAGCCGCTCGTCAAGGATAGCGTTGACGCGCTTAATATCGCGGTCAGCAATAACCTCGCGAGCCTCGTCTTCGTGGCGCTTGAGTCTTGTTGCGGGCAGTTCATCGAGGGCGGCTTTGCGTTTTACCAGCCAGATCACGAACGGCACCAACGCCGCCAAGATGGCTAGCACTGCGCTCACAGCGAGCCGACATCCTCGCTGCTCTTGTCATTGTCCCGAGCGGCGATGAGGCCGATGCCGGCTCCGACGGCGGCGATGACAGCCGTCCAGTCGGGGTTGGTGTTGGGGTTCGCATCGAACAGCAGGTTCAACGCACCAGCAACCGAGGCAATAATAGCCGAGAGGCCGGCGGCAGTTGTCTTCCAAGAGGATGTCTTCATTATGTTAGTGTTTTCCGAACAGTTGACCAATCGCAGCGCCGACGCCACCCGCGCCGATGCCGGCACCGATTGCGATGCCGAGAATCTTCTTCTTGTCGCCCTCAAGCTCGGCCACACGGGCCAGCACCGCTCCGTGCGCTGCGTCGTTGGACATTCGATACAGCCGAGTCTCATCGACGTGCGCGTTGAGCGTGGTCTCGATTCGACTCAGCACCGCGTCCGTTGAGTTGGGATTAAAGTCAGACATTACGTTTTGTCCACGGCACTGGTGGTGTCTTTCTCGGTGGCTTTTTCGAGCGCCTGAATGGCTTGCTCGGCCATCGATATGTCTTGTGAACTGAGCAGCAGCTTCACGGCGGGAGCGTTCAAGACGCTGCGGAGGACTTGGATTGCTTGGTTGGGTGCCATATCAGTTCATAACTTCTTGGACATTCGCGGTTAGGCTGGCGCTTGTGAGGGTGGCGCTGGACACGCTCACCCCTTCTATCTGAGTGGCGAGAAGGTCTTTCACCGTCTCGTAAAGCGCACCTTCACCGTTCCAAGAAGCATAGAAAGTGTTGTATGCGTCGCCAGTCAGGGTGACGATTAAGGCTGGTGCGTTTGGAACCATCTCGGAATCCTCACTCACGGCCACGAAGGACAGCACAGCGGTAGGCTTGCCCGTGGATTTCCCGGTGATATGAACCTCGTCGCTGATGAAGTTCTGAACAGCAACGAGGGTGATTGGTTTTGGCAGTGTGAACATAGGTTTTAGTTGTTACCAAGTCGGGATGTATCGGGTCGTGCCTGCGTCGTTGATTGCAATCCACTTCGTTGGGTTTCCTGTGACAGGGCCAGAGGAAAGCGTTGGGACGTTGGCGGTGCTGCCAGCGGTGAGTGCCGCTTGCGTTTTAAGCAACGATGCTCCACCAGCTAGTTGTAAAGTTCCTTCAACGTATGCACCGCCCGAGGTGTGCAAGCTCCACCGGTTCGTCATTGTTACGTTTGCCCCGGCGTTCGGAGTGCTTTCGAGATACAGCGTCGAAGCGTTTGTGTAGGTGGTGGCAGCGGTAGCAGAAATGTTCTGACCAGCCATCGAGTTGAGGCAAACCGTGGCAACGGTTCCCGTGGATGAGGAGTCATTGTAGGTGACACTGCCGTTCTGTGCTGTTCGTGAAACGACTCCCTGAATTGTCCACGATGATGTGGAGATGCCTGTAATGCCTTGCCCATATTTCATGGTAGCATTGGCATCTACCGAGAACGCGGCTACCGTCGTTGACTTGGTGAAAATGCTGACATACTGAGTGCCGTCGCGGGAGCGAAGCGAGAGGCCATATCCATCAGACTCGATGCGAGCATCGGTTACTGTGGTTGAGAAGATTAAGCTCTGTGTAGCATTGATTTGGCCCAAGTGCAGGTTGAAAACTGTCGCGGCAGAATTTGTCGTGAGCTTACACACCCCAGCCGACGCGCTGGTTACGACCTCAAGGTAATTGCCAGTCTGGCTTGCCGCTCCTTTGATGAAAATGCCCTTGGTGGCGGCTGCGCTAGGGGCGATGTGGAGCATCCCGCTGGGTGATTCTTCGCCGATGCCAACCTGTCCCTCTGCCGTGAACCGAACGCGATTTGCAGTCGTTCCCGCCGCGTTGGTAGTCCGCAAAGCCAAGTCAACTGTTGAGTATCCTCCGGTAACATTTGCAGTAGCAATCCCCTTCAAGAACGACATTGTGTTCCACGCTATCAAACCAACTTCTCCTCCGTTTGTAAGAGTGTTGGAGCCGGATTCTTTTTTGTTTAACCGGATTTGAGTCAGCGAAGAGGAGCTTGCGTTATCCACCAAAAACTGCGGAAACATCGAGGCTGTTGAGGAGAAGTCGAGGACGCTACTCGTTGCGCCCGCATCCTTGTTTCCGAACGTCTGCGCTTGAACCTGCGCGTAGTCGGAGTTGTCAGCCAGCCGAGCTTTTAATATTGTGCTGCTCCGTAACAGCATTGGGAACGAGCTGGTTGAACCACCAAACTGAATCTGCGTTGGTTGATAGGCCAGCACGTCTGTTCCAATGGCAAGTCCCAGCGTGGTGCGTGCATTGCTGGCAGCAGCATCGTCAATTAGAGACAGTCCGAAGTCGGTGATTGGCTTTGCCGCCAAGCTCCCTGTGCTGGCTCGGGCAGGGAGAGTATTGGCAGCAAATGTGGTCTGCGTGAATGCGTCCGCTCCCGTTCCTATTGCTAGGCTGTCAGCCGCAATGGTGAGGCCAGCCAGCGCGGTGAGGGTGGCGTCTAGCGGTTGGGCGGAAGCCAAAATGGAGGAAGACAGGACCGCTTGCGTGACACGCTTGGTCGTGCCACTTGCAGCCATTGTCGTGTCCGAGATGTCAACGATGGGGATGAGGTCGCCCGCAGCCGGTGCCGTCAACACCGTCAAGTCGGAGATTCGTGTGTCTGGCATATTGTTTTACGCTTCCAAATCTATTGTGAAATAGTCTTCGGTCAGCATTGACCCACCAAATTCAAGGTCGAGGTCTGCATACTGCACCCTGCGATTCTCGATGTGAGCGATGACGCGAGCCGTTGCGTCCGTGTCCAAAGCCTTAAACGGGCCGTAAAGCACGGTCCCCGCCGGGTAGGTGATTCCGGTAAAAGTGCCGAGCAGCGGGTCTGCGCTTTCGAGGGTTGTCAGTTGGCCGGCGACTAGGAACCTGATCGATGCCATCGCCCCGGTGGCTGACGAGTTTGGTGGGACCATCCGCATCCCGAGCCGACCCATGTCGAGTGAAGTGTTCTCGTAGTGGACCTGCGCCTCTGCCGCCATTTGTTCCAGAACAGTCATCGCGGTGCTGGATGGGCCCACGCTGGCTCTAGGAGCCTCACCTTGAGGTCGGAGAACGACATCGGGCCTTCCGATCCATTGATCTCCCAAACGAACGCTGGAGCCCCGCCGCGCCAACTGATGATGGCCTTCGTCCTGTCCACGCTGCGGCGGCAGGTAGCCGCACTGGTCTGCGTGACCAGCGAAAAGTCAACCTCCCCAAGCTCGGACACCGGCACGATCATGCAGTTGAGGTTCATCAGTATCTTGCTAGGTGGGCGTTGTAATTAGACAGCACCTCGGCGGCGGTGAGTCCCTTGCCTTTGTAGATGCGGATCTGGGAGAGTTTCCCGTTCCAGCCGTAAAGCGAGTCAGTCGCAGGGGCTGGGTAGCTTGTGTAAAGGAGTTGGCTACCGATTGCCATTGGGTAATACGATAAAAGGCTCTCTGTGAACTCCACCGGCGCTCCAGGCACGCCGTTGACATAGAACGTGACAAAGCCGGACTGCCTAGACGCGACGATGTGCGACCACACGTTAATCGGCGTCTCGCCGTGGTTGCTGTAAGCCTCAGAGGTCTGTCCAAGGACTTGTCCGTATGCGTTTGCTCCGTTGACTCCGTTGAAGTAGTAGCCGCCGCCGACTCCTCCGTTGTGATTGCTAAGAAGAACCTGATAGTAGTCAGTCGCGTGGCCCTCGGTGCGTGCCCACGCCTCAAGCGTGAAGTCGTCAGCGCCGAGGGCGAAGTCCACGTCGTGTGCGATGGTCCCGTAGGTGTCCATGCCGTTGAAAACTATGCTGCCTCCGTTGCCACTACTATAAGTTGGCCCATTGACAAGGTTGCACACGAAACCGTTGGTCGAAATGTCCGTCCACACCGTGCCAGTGCCGGGGTAGCTGGCGACGTTGCCGGCGTCCAGCCACAGCACCAAGTTGTCCATCACGATGCTGCCGGGTGCGATGGCTCCTGAAGTCGGCTGGGCGACGAACCCAAGTCTGTGTCCGAGTCCTAGCATTAGCGGCGGGTGTCGAAGTATCCGATGACGCGGGCCGTGGCGTCGGTGGTGACGGCGGTGAACGGGCCGTAAAGCACCGTGCCGGCAGCGTAGGAGATGCCGGTGAAAGTGCCGATCAGGGGCTGGGAACTGGTCAGCACGTCAAGCTCGCCAGCCGCGATGAAGTGGAGCGCGGCGAACTTGGCCGTGACCCCGGTTGAGGGCGGGATCATCTGCATCCCGTAGCGGCCCATGCCCAGCGAAAGTTGCTCTTCGTGTTTCATATCAGATATTCCAAGCCTTCTTGATTTGGTTTTTGGTGAACTTGCTTTTGAAATTGCTGCCCTGCTTCAATTCTTGGGCATAATACCCGCGCCGAACATCGTCCGTGTGGCTTCCGCTTGATAGCCCGACCACCGATACCGCGTGGATCTCGCTCGCCCGGTTCCACGCCTTGCCGTCCGCTTGGAAAAAGACGGTGCCGCCGGGGACTATGAACTCCCTGACGACACCGTCTTCGTTTTTGAAGTCGTAAGCAGGCATGGCCTACATCATCGACTGTTCACGCTCGGCGAGCATCGCCAGCATCTCTTCGCGCTGGGGCGCACCCTCGGGCTTGACGGGCATCTCTTCCTTGACTTCCGCCTCGATGGGCTGGCCGTTGGCGGTCTTGGCGTAAACGCTGACCCAGCCGTCCTTGATGTCCACCACATCGGCCTCGATGGTGACGGAGACCATGTCGCCCTTTTCAGGAGCGACCATGACGCCGGTTCCGTCATCAACCTGCACCGCCGCGAGCGGCACTTTGATACTGTAGGGCATATGTTTAATGAGAAAGTCCCCGCCTCTGGTTTATGCCAGAGGCGAGGATTGGGTTGCCTATTAGGCAGCGAAACCAGTGCCGGTGTAGATCTCGCAGATGTGCTTCGGCTGAAGAACCTTCGCAGCGTAGAAGCTCTTAAACGCGACTGTGGTCTTGAGGGCGGCAGGGTCGGCTTTGTCGGCACCATCGGCCAGAAGAACGCGGGGAGAAAAGGGCGACTGGCTTGCGAGATTCGGCACGCCGAACGCATCCTGACCGATGAGGAACGAACTGAAGTTCGCGCCAGCACCCGCGTAGGTGTATTGGGTGGTGGAACGCCATCCGTTCGTGGTCTCCAAGACACGGCAACCGTAGATCTTCCCGACCTCGCCGTTGAAGAAGCCATCGGGCGCGGAGTAGGCGGACACGTTGAGCCAGTTGGTGTCGCGCTGGAGATCGCGGCTGACCTCGACGGGGACAACGAGCGCGTAGCTGTTGCCAACGGGCCGAGCCGAGTAACGCTTGATGCTGGTCGCCGCGTCGAGAACGTCGGACGCGCTCATGCCGGTGGTAGCTCCCACCGTGCCGTAGCTCGTCGCGCTGCCGCCGTAGAGATACTGCTTGTTCGCGATGTTGGACGCCAACTCGGCGCGGATGAGGTTGTCGCAGTGGAGCGCGGCGTCTTCACCCTGCTGGCGCACGGCTTCCTCGACGTGATTGAAGAGTTCGGTGGCCGTCAGGATGTCCGAGATGCCGATGGTCTGGACGTATTGCAGGAGCGTCGCCTCGACATACTCCAGCGCGAGCGACTTCTCGCTGCTGCCGGGGGTCGTGCCTTCCGTGGACACTTGCACGATGGTCGAGGTGGAGGGCTCGTTGAAGCGGAAGAAGCGGATGTTCTTGCTGCCGGTGCGCTCGGGCAACGCGGCCTTCTTAGCGAAAGCCTGAAGCTGGAGCTTGGGGGTGATCTTCTTCAGCAACTCCTTGCTGAAGTAAGTGCGAAACTGATCGCTGACCGTGGAGGACGTTGTCGTAGCCATATGATGTTGATGTTATACCGTCAGTTTACCGACTGAGCGCCATGTCGTCCGACTCGCGAAAGCGACTCAGAAGGTAATCCCTCTGTGCGTCGCTCCCCAACGAATCAAACTGCTTACTGCGCTCGATGGGCGACGCGCTCGCGCCACCCGGCTGCAACTTCTTCTCCAGTTCCTGCACCTTTTGCAGCAGCGAATCCCTCTCCTTTGTGATCTCTTGGGCCTTCTTGCCGTCGATGTAGAACCTTGCGACCTCCACGGCGTCTTTAATGCCGTCGGGATAGGTCTGCAACACAGGGCGTTGTTTCAGGATGTGCTTCACCGCGCTGTTAAGCTCGGAGCCATCCGTCGCCAGTTCTGGGCTAACATTGACGAGTTCTTGGAAGTTCTTGGCCCACGCAGTCTCGGCCCGGTTTCGCTCAAACTCGGCTCGCTCTTTTTTGAGTGAGTCGCGCATGGCAGCGGCCTTGTCGCGTGCTGCCTTGGCAAGATCGTCGCGACCCTCTTCAGCGAAACGCTCGGCCACTTCTTCATACGACTCAGGCCGTATGTCAGCGTTCTGCCGTGCCTCCTTGACTTCTTGGAGCGCCTTGGTCTTATACGATTCTGCTTCGGCTTTCTCAGCAGCGGCGGCTTCCCGCTCGCGCTTGAGAGCTTCCTTTTCTTCCGTCAGTTTGCCCCACTGCTTACCGAGTCGGTCCTTTGCTTTCGCATACTTCGACTCTTCAGCGGGTTCTGTTTTCGCTGTTGCATCTGGCACTGGTTCAACTTGAGCCTCGATTGGCTTGCCTTCCTTTGGAACGTCCACTGTGAGGGGGAGGACTTGGCTACGCTCACTGAGCCCGCTACCTAATTCACCGCGACTGTCGTGCGCGGCCAACGATTTTATTAGGTTATCGCGCTCACTCACTTCCACAGGCTTGCTCACCGACTCGGCTGGTTGCACCGGAGCTTCTGCTACAGATTGTTTTGATTCACTCATGGTCATTGTCGTCCGCCGTTTCTACATACGCCAGCGCGTCGATATACGCGACGGCGGCTTTGATTCCGGCAGCCCGACCCACGCGGTATTCCAAGCTCTCGCTCGGATTGCCGTCTGATAGGAGACGCATCGACTCGGAAAAAACGAGGTGCCGCAAGTGAGAGCTAAGGCGTTTGCCGGCCTCCGTCTTAAGGAGTCCGTTCAACGCCAGCGCGTCTGCCGCGTTCCACTCTTCTGGCTCAGGCAACTGGAGCGCCGGGGGGCGGGCCAGTAGGGATTTGATTAGGTTGAACATTCGGTTGCTGTGACATTGCTTGCTGGCGCTGCGCCTCAAACTGCGCGACTTGCTCAAAAACCATTTGCACCGCGTCCTCGGCTTCCTTGGCCGTCTTCTTGTCGGTGGCTCGGATGGCCTCGATGTGGGCGACGATGTGCGCTTGAAGGGCTTGGGCTTCCAGTGGCTCGGTTGCGGACCCTGTTTGGACACGGGATTGCACATAAGCCAGACACGTCTGGATGTGCGTTTTGTGGTCATCGGTAGGTCGAACGGTAGCCGGGAAGCCCAAGCGTAGAATGGAAAGCTCCAGCGCCTGATCCTCGGACTGCTCGGCCTGTTGGCTCTGCGGCTCGACGAACAGGCGGCGGACCAGCGTGGCGTCGTCGGCCTCAAGCACCGACTTCACAAGCTCGCCCTGATCGATGAAGGGATTACCACTGAGAAGCTGGTATCTTTGGAAGACCTTCTGGACGAGCAGGGGCTTGTTCACACCGTCGGCGGAACCACTGGGAATGATACCATACTGCTCATGCAGTCCGGCCTGCGGCACGCTCTTGACGGTGTCGATATACCAGAAGTTGAGGGAGGACTTATTGTATTGCAGCAACAGGCTCCAGGAGAGCCGGTAGAGTTCAGCCAGACCGATGCGGAAGATACGCATCCGCAAGTCCGAGGACTGCTGGTGCAGGCCGCTGATGGCTTGAATCTCCGTCGCCGTGCGGCGTTGCGCTGCGTCCACCACCGACGAGATGCCGAAGTCCGGCGTGGTGATGCGCTGCTGGGCAAGCTCCCGCGCAATCATCATCTGCGAGTCAAATGAGATGGGCGGCTGCGGCATCGGGATTGGCGCGATGTCGTAGGGCAGGATCGTTCCCGGCTTGAAGCGCAGGTTCGCGCTGTTGGGAATGTCCCGTGCGCTCTTGAACAGCGGGCGATTGTAAAGGGTGGTCGCGTCGTTCTTCTCGTTCATCGCCCGCGTGGCCTCGACCTCAAACACGGCGACCTGTTCCATGACGCCTCGCGGGCTATACCAGCCCTTGTCCTTGATCTCGTAGCTGAAGGCCACAAACGGAGGCTTGCCGTGGGCATACGGCGACTCCATCGGCGGGCGGATGTCCACCTCGGGCGCGGAGGGAGAGAACGTCTCGCACAGCCAGTTATTGCAGCCACAGTGCGTCCAGACTTCCCATACGATGATGTGTCCCTCCGCGCTCCATGTAATTCCCTCGCGGGAAAACTTCTCTTGCGCCTTGCTGTCGTCGCCGGCAGTCGTGCTATACGAGCCAGTGATCTTCTCAATCAGCCCGTCGTCTTGCGCGAAGTTGCTGTTGCGACGGTAGGCGTCGGGAGAATACCGCTGCACATGGACGATGCGATCAGCGTCGGCGATGTCGCCCGTCCACGCCGGCAGGATCATGTGCTGCGGGTCCACCGCTTGAAATTCTAAGCGGCCCTTTTCGGAATTCCAGTAGGTCTTCATCACGCCTCGGCCACTCACTAGGATGTGGTCGATGACTGTGAGGATTTCACTCTCCAGCTTGGAGCGTTGCTTCAACTGGTAATCAAACCACTGAGACGCAGCCGTGGTGACGGCGCTCTGCTGTGCGATGATGGGAACGAACTGCGCGAGAACATCGGTGGCGAAGACTTGCTGGAAATAGTAGGGCTTCAGCTTCTCAATCGCCATGTCACCCACCGGGACGTGGACATCGGAAGCACCGGGCCAAGGCTTGTTCTTGCGACGCAGTCCGTGGTGACGCATCTCGTAGAACGTCCGCATACGCTCGTCCCAGCTACTGCGGTATTGCAGATCGCCGAGGATCGAGGCGTGAAGGTCGTTGCGAGTCACGCCGCGAGATTAGGCGTCATCCTGAGTTGGGCAATGGTTGCAAGTGAGATAGGTCGGAAAGCCCAAACGCCCTACCTAATGAAGGGGTGCGTGACCGATGCGGACGTATAAATGCTTTTTCCCAGACTTTTCCTCTAGGAGCTTCCGTGAGGAAAGTCTTGGGGAATTCCTGTTATACGTCCGCATACACCCCACCTCGCCTTACTTAGCCTTGTCACCCCAGAAACACGCCCGCCAGCGGCGACTCGTCCTCGTCCCCCAGCACCTCGGAGAGCATCGAGCGAGTGAACACATCCCCACCATCCCCGTGATACGCCGTGCCACCGAAGCACAGCACCAGCGCGTCCGCCCGGTCAGGTGAGGGAATGCCGCGAGCCCTGCACTCGGCCTTGCTCTCTAGGTTCAACTTACCGGACTTGATGACCGAGTAGCGGCGGTTGACCAGTTGGTTGATCAGCGTCTCGTCGTCGAGGAGCCTGATGCTCCTAGCCTCGATCTGCCTCGCCGTCTCCACCCACATCTCAGTGCCTCGGTTCAGGTAAGTCTCAGGATCACGCGCCCGGCCACCGAAGTTGACCCGGTTGACGTTGTAGCCCTCCTCGGCCAGCGCGTCACACATCGGCGTGCCCATGCCGCCCGCGTCGGCGAAGATGTGCGTGGGCTTGATGCCCCGTTGCTTGAACTCGATCAGGAAGCGACCCACGGTAGCCATCGTGTCCTTCTCCCTGAAGTGAACCATCTCGTCGAGGTGGTTGCCGCGCCTGATAGCGAGGACGTTCTCGTCACCACCAGCCGCGAAATCACAGCCGGCATAGAGTTCGTTGCCCTCCAGCTTGGGCGGATCGTTGAGACACGCCTCGACGAAAGTCATCGGACACACCAACGACTCGCGATCCCCCTCCATCCAGTCGGCAAAGATCATGGAACGCACCAAAGGGTGGTCCTTGCCCCACTTCCTTAGCTGAAATTCGATCCAGTCCGCCCTGATGTGCGGGCAGTCGTAGGCCGACACCACATGGAGCTTCCACAAGTCGCGCTCTCTGGAGAAAGCACGATGAAACGCACCTTCACTGGCTCCCGGTGAGGAGACAACGAGCAATCTGTCGGGCTGACACCGCTCCACCGCCTCAAAGATGGGGTCAGGGATGCTTTTAGCCTCGTCGAGTATGATTAGGAGGCTCCCATGCTCACCCGTTGTGTGAAAACCTTCAAACATACCGGGGTCGGAGGCCGTGAAGCCCACGATGCGCGAGTCCATCGCACCGATAGTCATGTCACTGGTGTTGATGGTGATGTTCAGCGAGCCTTGGAACTTCCTCGCGATCTCTCTCAGCGCCGGCCAGAACTGTTCCTTGACCTGTCGCATCACGCCAGAGGTCACAACGGTGGTCGAGCCGGGGTTTGTCACCGCATTCCAGAAGGCGGCTGGGGCTGAGAGCATCTTCGTCTTGCCGCTACCATTAGCAGCACGCACCGCCACCCGAGAAAACTTGGGCGACAGGTCAGCCATCGCTCTGTCTTGCCACGGATACAGCTTCAAGCCCAATACCTGTCGAGCAAAATTGTGCAAATCTGCGTCACTGGCTACCAGTGTGCCCTTTTGCCTCGCCGTGATCCTAACCTGCTCGCCGACGGGCTTGCTCATAGGGGGGTGGGACAAGCAATGTCAGGGGGTGTCACGCCATCAGTGGCGTCTAGCGAGGCCAGCTTGCCAGCAGAGGCGTCAGGGAGGGGGGGGGTAGGCACAGCGGGTCTGGCGTCTAGCAGTGTCTGGGCGATGAAGTGGTCAAGGACTGTCACGGTGCTTCTAACGGCAGGGTGGAAACGGTGGAGAGTGGAGGGAGGCGTCATTCCTGTGGGAAGGGTAAAGCGATGAGGAGTAAAATTAGGACGAGGAGGCACATGGGAAAAGTCTCACGTGAGGGTGAATTTTAACAAGGGGGTATGGTGAATGCCTCCACCCCGTCGTGGGGGGTGGTGGGTAGCGGTGTGAGGCACAACAGGTGGTGGTGTGGGTGGTGGCATACACTGCATATAGACTTTGCAAGCGCATGATGCACAACTGTGATTATATACCGTTGGCATCTTCCTTGTCCAAAGTCGTGGTCGCCGGCTGCACTGTCTCGACATCCACGACCAGCCCATCACGTTGCGCTCTAGACTGGGCAAGTGTGCGGAATGACTCCAGTGTATAGCCTTGGTGTTCAACGTGTCCCGTCACGTTGATGTCCTTCTTCTGTGCCCAGCTAGCATACCTCCGCTCCAGCACATCGAGCGCGAGTTTGGGATGCTTTTCAAACCCGCCACGCACCACATTGAGCAACGCGCCCTCACACAGAGCTTGCGCGGACGCGATTGCGTTGCCGAGGTCTGGGTGGTCTTTTTTGAGCGTCCAGAACGTGTTCTTGTCTATGCCGGACAAGATCGCTGCACTCTCCTGTGGCAATCCTCTCACGATGTTAGCCAGCAGGGCTTTGACGTTATTGGGCGTGTAAACGATCCCCAATTTGACACCCGTCGCACCCTGCCTCGCTAGGTTGTCCCTTGCGCTCTGCGGCACCAGCGCCTCGCATTGCTTCATTAGGTCTAAAGGCAAATCCACGCTCACAGCCCTGATCGGATGATGCCCCTTAACAGTCAACGACTGTTCCTTCTTGGCCCGCTTGACCTTCGGTTTGGTGATTTCTTCGCTCATAGCTCTAGGACTCGATATGGGAGACTTTAGCCTCCGAACCTGTCTCCACCGCGCTTTCAGCCTCCGACGCAACCTTGAGGCTGCTAGGCGGCAAGGAACGCACTTCCTGCTTCTTCTCCCTTATCGGCCTTGGTGGTGTCGCTCCGGTGAGTTGTGTTGCTCGACGCCAGATCGAGACACCCGTGTAGTTGTCACGCCCAAGGCCGCGCTCGGTCACGAAGATGATGTCAGTGCCACGCATGTCGGCCTTAGCCTTCACCAGCCCTTCGATCTCCAGCACTGGCCTGTAAGGCAGCGTCACCGGCAGATAACCCCGGCTGATCGCCATCTCCGGTGAGATAGTGCCGTGGATTAGCGTGGGCATAAGTTGTGTAAATTGAGCGGTTTAGTGTTCAAGCAGTCAAGCGGTGCGTGTGAGAGTGCGCCTTGTGGCTGGCACGTCATTGATGTGGATTGGGCCAACCTCGGTGAACTCGGTCAGCGGGCCATTAAAGCGGAAAGGAATCACCCCTCGGGGATTGCCTCGGTTCTTGGCTACAATGATGTCCACCTCTCTCATCAAGGTGCCGTCCTCCTTGGTGTGGATGAGCAGAGCAACGTCGGCGTGATGCTCAATGCCGCCCTCGCGGAGATCGTTCAAGCCGGGTCGCCTGTCCTCGTTGGCACTGGCTCGGTTCAGTTGCGCCAGTGCGATCACCGGAACTTTAAGCTCCTTCGCCATCTCCTTCAGCCCCTTAGTGACCTCGCTCACTTCGACGGTGCGGGTGTCCTTGCGCCCGCTGCCGCTAACGAGTTGCAGGTAGTCCACCACAATGAGCGCCAGCTTGTGCCGCTGGTGAAGCCGGCGAGCCTTGGCCCTAATCTGTGCGATGCTAAGTCCTCCATCCTCGATAAGATGGAGCGGAGCCTTGGCGACCTGTGATCCGGCAGCAACGAACGCCTTGATGTCCCTCTCACTCGCACCGCTCGACGTTTCCCACCGCGCTCTCTGCCGAATAATGCGCTCGGTGATCTCCTCGCTGGTCATCTCTAGGCTGAAAACAGCCACGGGCAAATTCTCCTCCATCGCAACACGGGTCGCCATCTGCATCGCCAAGGCCGACTTGCCCATGCCGGTTAGCGCAGCGATGATGATGAGGTTCTGCGGCTTTAAGCCCTTCGTCCACACGTCGAGTGCCCTGAAGCCTGTGGAGAGTCCGCGCAATCCGTCCCCGCTCAAGTCAGCCTCGACCCTTGCGGTGACGGCCATGACGTGATCCTTCATCGTGGCCTCCCCTGCAACCTCCGTGCCTCGCACAGCCAGAAGCTGTTGCTCCGCTTGGTCGAGCAGATCGTCTGTGCCGAGAGGGCCATCAACACACGATCCAATCGCAGCGCACACAGCGCCGAGCTTACGGCGAGTGTGCTTGTCGCGGATGCTTTCAAGGAAGTAGCTCCACATCGAGGGAGAGACACAGCTATCCAAACAAGCGTTGAGGTGAGCGACCCCACCAGAATGCTCTAGAAAACCTTTGTCATCCAGTTGCTGCCTCACCGTGACTAGGCTCACAGGCTTGCCAGCAGACACCATGTCCTCGACGCACCTAAAAACGGTAGCGTTCCGCAGATCGTAGAACATCTCACCCTTCGCCTCGGCTAAGGCAGCGTTGAGGTGTTCAGCCTCTCCGCTCAGGAGGCATCCGATCAATGAAGCCTCCATCTCTGGAGCGTTTGGTGGAAGCTGCGTTGTGTCGCTCACGGCTGCTGTCCTTTCATGGCTGCGATCTCCTTGCGGAGCGCTGTGAGTTCAGCTACGCCGGCAGGATCTTTCTCCCTGTCCCAGCACTCCTTGAGCCTTGAAGAGAGCTTCCTCTCATCCTCCTCCAAGTCCTTGATTCTCTTCCAAGCTGGAATGGCTGGGGGCGCATTGCTGGATGCAATCCAAGCAGCCGGGTCGTCCTCGTATCGCTTCCCTGTGAACCATGAGGCGGGGTAGGGTGTGTAGGGGCTACCGGGAGTCTGAGAGGCTGCGTAGAGCTTGGTGATCTCCAGCAGGTCTGTGACCGGCGAGTCCTTCATCGCCTTCTTGATTGCCTTTATGGCATCGGCCTTTGCCACCTTCCGAGGGTAGACTTGGTATATCGCCTCAGCAGCGAGGTCTTCGCCGCTCTGGGGGTGGGTATTATTCTTCTTAGGAGTAATAGTAGGAGTAGGAGTAGGAGTAGGAGTAGGAGTAGGAGAGCCATCTCTAAGCATTGCTTGGGCGATGCTTGAGGGATGCTTAGGCGATGCTTGGGCGATGCTTAGAGGATGCTTAAGCATTGCTTGAGCATTGTTCCACCTCGCCTCTGCGCCGGCAGTCCCTCTTTTGCTCTGCTTCTCCCTGTGGCTGTCCTGCTGCGCCCTCACACCCTCCAACCTTGCGTTCCTGAGCAGCCCGTCGTCACCGACTTGGAACTTCGCCAGCACTCGCTTGAGGGGTGTGCCGCCTCGGCTGTGTAGCTCGATCTCGGCGTTGTCGTTTGGCAGTCCTCCAGAGTTCCACTGGTGGCACAGCAGACGTATGTAGAGGCCAACCTCTGCGTCGGTCATCGTGATCGTGCCTGACAGGAAGTCGTCAGGGTAGAACTGGAACGCGGGTGCTTTCACTTGGTCGTGGCCGGATAATAAGCGTTGATGCGCTGCCAGAGTTGATTGGCGAGCAGGAACGTCTGTAGCCCGTCCTCGACCTCCTCTGCCGGCCACAGCTTCTCCACTGGTGGTGAGGCCACATTGCTGTCAATCACCAAGGAGAG